AAAGTCGCTTACGTTACTGTCTTCATTTACGTTACCTGAACCACGCGATGAAACACCAAGTTTAACTCCGCTTTCCAGCATTGTTTTAACAAGTTGTCCCATCGGCGTAGGTAATACTTTTAACTTACCATAACCGTTTGGTCCATCCATCCACATTTCTTTAATCATGTGCGAACAACGGTCAAGGTTAATGTTAAGGCCTTCTGGATGATCAACTTCACCAAGAACTGAATATCCTCCTTGAATCTGATCGTTAAGAGTGTTGACAGCCCTACTAATTTCACTTACGGGGTATATACGTTGGTTCGCATTGCGAACGCCACCCTGTATACAAATACCTTTTAAATGAAGGTCTTTGCCGTCCTCAGTAGATTCCAGAACAATCTGAGCCTGGTCGAATGTCAAGTTCTCACGTAATAAGTTCATCAACTATTCCCTAACAATTAAGAACCGATAACACTATTGCTATCTGCTCCTGCTTCGCCTGCGCCTTTTTTCTCAGCGCCGTGGCCTTTAGCGTTTGACATAGACTTAGATGCTTTACCGCCTGGTACGTTTACATTACCATGATCTTCAGTTTTAGGAGCACTTACAGTACCACCTTTTTCTTCTGCAGATCCTTTTGCGATATTAGCCGCTGAACCGCCCATATCATTTTTACCAGCAACTGGAGATTTTGCTTTGTTATCTTCGCCTTTTGGCTCAGCAACTTTTTCAACATACTCTCTCATTTGCTCAGTTTGTGATTTAGTACCTTCAAATGCTGGTACTTCATCTTCTACGCTAAGATCGGAAGATATTGCTTCATCTTCCTTTTCTTCTTCGTCGTCACCCATGTCGTCCATTGGTGCTTCCTCAGAATCATCATCGTCACCTTCTTCCTTATCGCCCATCATTTTTTCAAATTCTGCTTTAAGGTCATCAAGTGCGTCTTCTAAATCAACAACACGGTCTTCCATATCTTCGTCGCCCTTGTCGTCGTCACCTTCTTCGCCATCTGCATCTGCTTCGATATCAGCCATCATGTCGTCTGCTGGATCGCCGCCCATGTCATCATCTGCTTCTGGTGTAATTTCTGCAAAGTTTTCGTCAACTTCTTCGTCCTTAGACTCATCAGTTTTTTCGTCTTCGTCTTTTGCTTCGTCAACGTTTTCATCTTTAGACTCATCTGTTTTTTCATCTTCGTCTTTTGCTTCGTCAACTTCTTCGTCTTTTGAAGATTCATCAACTTCTTCGTCAGTTGCTTCGTTAGTGTCTTCGTCTTTAGACTCGTCTGCTAACTCATCTTCTAATAAATTTTCATAAATTGTTCTTGATTTTTCAACGACGATTTCATGGAACAGTTCTTCTGCACCTTTCTTATCTTCGTTAACTAATTTTTCAAGCATTTGCTCGAATTTGTTACGGTCTGCCATTGTAGTACCTCCTATAAGTTTACGTTTGGTAAGGCTGTCAATAATATTTACATATAATAGGGAAAATACGTGGAATATAGGCTCAAAACGCAGGATTTTGAAACCTTAATGAAATTAACCGAAGATTTTCTGAAATTCTTCGATATTTACATGGGATAAATTTGTAAAGTTTTTTAGACTTCCTGGTAGGAATTTATCTCCTTCTGCTACTACTCTTATATATCTCTTTCTATGATTTCTTTGGCATATTATGCCTACTTGACGCTCCCAGTTACCAAAATATGTTGCAGGGTCGTTTTCTCGCTTGTAATTAAATGTACCAGCGTATAAGTTGTTTACCTTATCATCGCCTTTTCCGGTGCCTGTAGTGCCTTTAAAGTCAAATCCTAACAAATATATAGGATCGTGTCCGTGGTCTGAAGCAAGATCTAATGCTGTAGGACCACTACTCCAGCCTTTACTGGGGTTTAAAATGTTGAGTCCTTGTATGTCGTTTAACTGTTTATTGTGATTAGTGTATACTTTGTTGTGCTTTTGCCAGCCTGTTTTGCAAATTTCAAGCACCATCTTGGCATCTACTGCTACAAGATAGTCTGGCCTAAAGTCTCTATAAACTGCGTTACAGGCATAGATAGGACCGTACTGTTTTAATGCTTCTAAACTTATGGGTTTGCGACTTGTGCCGTTACCAACAACGAATGCTGTTGACATATCATCTCCTATGCTTCAGGTTGTGATGCCAATCCGTACATCTGTCTTACAAAATGTAACTCTTTCTGTTGTTCTTCGTTATGAAATTCGCCGGCTCTACGTGCTTTGTTGATTTGACGTAGGCTTAGTCTTGTTTTTCTTGTGTCGTCTCTTGATACAACACCTTCATCGTCAGCAGAATCATATGACTTGTCTTCTGTTGGTTCAAGTGTTTCTTTGTCAAAATAAAATAATTCTCTTAGTATCATGTAACTATTTATTCCTTATGCTGGTGGTACTTCAGGAGCAGGTGCTCCGCCTGCGCCACCGCCTGTTGTTGTGTCAGGTGCTGTCGCTTCTCCTCCTGCAACTGGATCAGGCTCTGCATTAGGATCAATGTCTTCTGCTCCGCCTATGTCTGCATCCATTGCCGCGCCACTAATACCTACGCCACGCATTTCACCTGCGGCGTCTGTTGGTGGTGGAGTAATATTTTCATCATTCTCTTCTTTCCAATAACGTTCATTCTCAGCCATGTCTTCTTCACTTAATCCTAAGAAACGTTTCATTGCATATCTGTTACTAATGAATGGCACAGCCATAATTTGTGTAAACGTTGGAATTCTTACATTGTCAAGTTCTGATTGTCTGTAACTTGCAAAGTTCATTGGTGGTTCAAGTTTTAAATCAAACATTGAAACATCAAGATTCATACCTTTTTCTAATAGGTAACGTTTAAACTCTTGATTAAATTCTTCTGTTACAAGTGCTTGTAAACGTTCACAGTACTTGTTAAAGCGTAGTTCTTGTATGTATGCAGTACCTACTCTACCATCGTTGCTTTGTGTTTGTGCATCATCTTGTGCCGCTGTTGGCAAGTAACTACTTGGAATACGTAAACCTCTAATAAGTTTATTAGTAAAGTATTTTAAGTCGTCAATCTCACCTAAGTTAGTACCGCCTGGTAATGTTTCAACTTTAGATCCACGTCCTTCTGCTGTTTGCGGAAAGAAGTAATCTTCATTTGTTGATAATGGATTGTATGCACTATCAATAACGCTTGTTGATCCACCTGTTGCACTTGGAATACGTCTTTGGTGTATTTCTGTTTTTACACGCTCAACAAATTGCATTGCAAGGTGTGATGGCATATTACCTACGTCAATGTAAAACACTCTACGTTCAGGTGCTCTTTGCGTTCTGTAAATAATAATTGCGTCTTCTAATAATTCTTTTTGCTTGTATACTTTAAATATACTTTCTAACAAACTATTACCAAATGGATAGTTGTTGTCTAATCCTTCACTTAAACTTAAATGTACAACATGTTCTGCATTAATAGCAACTTCTCTATTGTTTACATTAAATCTTGAACCTGATTGTGATGTTCCTGTGTTACCAACTGCACCTTGTGCGCCACCTGATTGATAACCTTGTGAACCTGACGATGTTCCACCGCCTGTAATATTTCCGCTTGTAATATGCGGATCAGTAATAATTTGATCTCTAAAATTAAAGTTAATATCTTTAATAATATATTGTTCTGGCTTTTTGCCTTCTGATTCGTTTACAATAATACGTACAACTTTTGCAGGATCAATGTAAAACCATTTTTTAGTTTCAGGATCTCTTACAAAAAATGCGTCACCATACTTAAATGTATTACGCACAATTTTAAACATTTTAGTTTCAAACTTTTGTAGTTTAGACCATTGCTTTAGGTATTGTCCTAAAATGTTAACTTCACTGTTTGTTGCTGTTTTATTAAAATGTAAATTAAATGATGTTCTGTTACGTGCATTTTGTTGTGAACAAAATTCTGCTAAAATGTCTAACGCCGCATTTACTTCTGAGTCGTTGTCCATAGTATTGTATTGACCATAACGCTCTACTCTATTTGGAGAGCCTACATATACGTCTGGTAGATATGAAGAATAATTAGATCTTGCCGGACCCGGTTCGTTTCCGCCACGTCCACTGAACGGGCTCATGTTACCACCGTCGTTGTTACCTACAGGCGCATTTGTAAAATATCTTTTCCAGCTCATGTGTTACGCAGTTCCTTTCAACATATTCCCCTGTAACCCGTTTGTTGCACGGAGAATCTGTTTTAAAATTTTATTTTGCTCTACCAAAGTAGCAGTTGCTAAATCTGTGCTATTTGTATTTACCGCGGCTTCGCTCTCTTGGAGTTTCTTTGTGACTCCAGAGTCGGCAACAATTTTGGTTGTATCAATTTCTGGTGTTGTAACTGTTGGCATTTCATAGTCTGGCATTACACCTGCGTTGGCTATTTTGATTTTTGGATCTTCAATTTCTGTCTTTTTCAAATTCTCGGCGATCTTTTGATTTGGATCGTCTTCTTCGTCATCTCCACCAAACCAACTAAACGGATTAAGTTTTTTAAGTTTATCAACTAAGCCAGTAAAGATTTTCCCAATAAACTCAAACATTGTAGAGAATACATCAAGAATCGGTTGTACCCAACTTTTAATTTTTTCCCAACCAAATATAGCAAGTAGTGCCACTCCAATTGCAAGGAATGGTGCAATAATTGGACCAAGTATGATTCCAAATATTGTTGGTAATAATGATGTTATAAATCCTGTAAGTAGTAGTCCTGCAAGTCCGCCAAGTACACCAACAATTAATGTTCCAATATGTTCTTTAAAGAAAGCACCAAACCAAGCACCAAATATTTCTCCAACTTTATCAAATCCTTTTTTAATCATAGGTTTAAATTTTTTATCCCAAACTTCGCTAAAGAATTTACCTAAGTCGCCTCCTGCCGCTTCCCAGGTATCTTTTAAGAACTTGGCCATCTCTTCACCGTACTTTAGGATTCCGTCTAAGAAACCATCTAATTTTGACACGCCATCTTTACCTGTGGAAGTAAACCATTCTGTAAATGTACCAATACCTTCCATGAACATATCAAACAATCCACTGTCAAGAATAGTTGTTTTAATCTTGTTACGCATTTCAGTCATTGCTACTTCAAAAGCGGCCGTTGTTTTAGTAGTCTTATCTCTTTCTTGTTGTTCTGCTTTCATTGCCGCAATATCTGCATCAGTGTATTTTGCTGACATCTTTTTGTATTCAGCCAAGCCACTGGTTAATCCTTCAAAGCCTTCTTTACCCATCAATGATTGTACCATTGCAGGATCCATGCTTTTAATAAACGCATCCATCTCTGGACCAAAGCCTGCCATCTGCTTAATGTATTCTTCTTGACTGATAGCACCATCACCAAGTTGTTTCTGTAATTCTGCAAAGCCTGGTATAGTTGCCGCAAGTTTTTGTGCTAATGGAGTTTGTGCAACACCGTCTGCTAAGTCTTTAATAGCACCACTAAATCCTGGTAATTCTGAATCAACAAATGCAAGTCCGTCTTGAAAGTTAGTTAATGCTTCTCCTGACAATCTACTTGCCATAACCATAACGTTTGCTTCTGAGGCTTGTTTCTTTAATAATGCTTCTGCTTCTTTACGTGATTTACCTGTTACTTTAGCAAGTCTATCAATCTGCATTAAGTATTGTTCTGAACCTGCACGTAATGATGCTTGACTTCTTCCAGCAAGTTTACCTTGCATTGCTTGTAGTTCAATGTAACCTGCTGTATGTTCTGCAAGAGATTCCATAGTAAAACCCATTCCCATAAGTTCTTCTCTTGGTAAACTTTTAGTTAATCTTCCAAATGCCTTAGCACCTTCTGTTGTTGTGCCTCCTAATAGCATCATGTTCTGTGCGTTGCTACCAACAAACTCAGCAAACTGTTCCATGCTTAATCCTGCATCAGCCGCCGCCAAATTCATTTCAACAATGTTGTTACCGAAAGAAGCACCTACTTCAGATAGACTTCTAAATGTTTGAACGTTTTCTTCAACCATTCCTAATATACTACTGAGTGCACCACCTACTAATGGTAAGTGTGATGCAAAGTCACTCATCTTAACACTTGTGCCTAAGAATTCAGTTGCTAATCCCATAGCAGTATCTGTGACCATACCTAAACCTTTGGTCACCATACCGGTCATCATGCTTAGACCTCTACCAAAATCTCCAAGTACAGAAGTGGTGTTTTGTATCTCGTCACCAAATTTACCAAATTTATTTGATGTT